TAATAGTATCAGTTGTTTTACTAGTAACTGCTGTAGAAAGTGTAGTAGAGATACCTGCGTAGATTTGACTCTCTCTACCAGAAAGTCTTCCGTTTCTTGAAATAAGGTCGCCGAAGTTTCCAGAAGAACCGGATGGGAATAGTCTGATAGTTCCATCAATTGTAGGAGTAACTGTATTGATACCTACATCAAGAACTACAGTAGTAAGTCCAATCTTATCGATACAAACAAACGAACCGTTATAGAATGTTTGTCCTGCACCACTTACAATAACAGAATTATTAACTCTAAAGTTATTATTGAATTTAGTTGTTATCGTTGCAATACCAACATTTTTATTATAAACAAAACTATCGGTGTCATAAGATGGTCCAATGATAGTGAAACCACCACCAAATACCTGGTCTGGAGTTAATCCCAACGTACTAATACCAGGAGAACCTAATACTGGAGTTACTTCAATCTCATTAGTTTCTGAAATTGCAGAAATTCTATAGAAACTATTATATTTCTTACCATCATAACTATCGATACCAGATATCAAAAGAGTGTCTCCTCTGTTATCATAAATTTTGTTTACACTACCAGTGGCTGCACTGAATCCAGTTGTTGTTGCAATACCAACGACTCGTAATTCATCACCAGCAGCAAAAGCTGAACCACCATCCATAATCTGAATATCAATAATCTCACCAGCAGATGTTCCATCGATAGTGACTAGTCCAGTACCAAAATCACCGATCGATCCACTTGTAATGTTTTGAAGTTTTGCGTTATAGTAATATTGAATTGTATTTGAACCGTCACCATATCCTGCACCAGGGTTATTGATAGTTGGAACAGTAATTCTATTCAAACCATGGTCGTATTGGGTAAAGAGAGTATATGCAGTTCCTACATTGTTCGATATAATTCCGGTAATTGCAACACCAACCTGAATGAACAGGTCTTCCAGTGTTTCAGTAGTGATACTATTTTTTGGGTCATTGATTGAGACCGAACCAATATTATCAGAAAGTGCATAACACGCGGATGCTGGTGCATCTGTGACTGGGTTATCTCTATCTAACTGTGGGTAGTAGTTAGTGATTGGTTGTGAGAACGCATAATTATTATTGTTGAATGGGAAAACTTTTGGTTCGTTCGAAGAATTGATTATCGACAGGTGGTAAACACCATCTTGTTCCCCATTGATATACTCATTGATAGTTTGTACATCATAAACATAAAAATCTTTCGCAAGGTTTCTTCTAGAGAAAGTTGGAAGTTCAGTAGTTCTCTGTGATGTATCGTTAATAAATGTACCGGCAGAAAGAGGAATGGAATTTACAGTAAATGTCTTTGCACTTGCAATACCAGTAACTTCGTATGTACCATTGTAACCAGAGTTACCTGTACCAACCGTTGGGAACAAAGTACTTCTTACATTATTAATAACAACAGTAGAACCAATAGAAAGTCTATGTGGTTGTTCTGTCGAATAGTATGTAATTCCTGCTTTATAATCAACACCCGAGATGAAACTAAAGTTTCTCATCTGAGAGTCATTACTCATTGTCACAGAACCTGGATTAAACTCCAATGCAACTTCTGCATTAGTTGAACCAGTAACATCACTTGATTCTTGAAGAATAAAACCATCTAGTGGTTGTCTTGCAGAAGATACTCCAGTGTTTGCAGGAATAACAAATCTCAACTGTACAATTCTATCATCAGACTGTCTAGAATCTTTCTTTCTAATGGTATATGTTCTAGAAGTAATATTTCCAAGTCCACCACCATTCAATTTAGAAAACAAATTGTTCTCTGTTGATGCAGATGATACATTTACATACCATTGAGATTCATCAACATCATATTGAATAGGATGTCCTACATCACCAGGGTCTTTATCATTAACTCTACTCTCTACAATAATAGTATCACCAAGATTATTAATACCAACCTTGTTACCAGTCAAAGAATCGTTGAATGACTGTGCTAGTTGTATTTGGTTTGATGGTAGACCGTCAACAATTGCAAAATAAACTCTATTACTATCAAGACCATCAGGAAGTCTTCCATTATTTGAAATGGCTCTTATAGTCTCACCTTGTTTGAACTGATGATCCTCAGTAAACATTAGGGTAGAGTTTGTAATACTATTACCAGTAGAAACATTTCTACCAACTCTTGCAAGTTTTCTTCCAGTTATTTTCTTTGTTGCATATGCAGTGTCGTCCATAACGACTCTTGCTCTAAAGACTTCAGTCTGTCCTCCTACTGGAATAACAACATTCAATGTCTCGTTATTGTTTGCACCAAATCTATAACCGTTAACTACACTTGGAGGTTGTACATCTTGATTGGTATAGTTATAGAGATACATTCTACTTGTATCTGCTACACCTACAGTTTTTGTAATATCAATTGAGGGATATTCAACTGTAGTAAATTCAGGTTTGAGTGATTGTGGTGGAATAATTTGTGTGATATATCCAACATCATCTTGAGTAAATGCCTTATCTCTATAACCTCTAGAAATAAGTGCGGTTTGTCCAAAGTTTGAATTGGAGTTAGTAACCGAGAAGTCACCACCAGATTCAGTTAAGAATTGTTCTGCATAACCAATAGCAAAGATAGAAACCAACTGAATCAAAGAATTGTTTGATGCCTTGATGTGATAATTTACATATTGTGGTTTATATACAGCATTAATATCTGTATGTAAATTAGCAACTACATTGGAGTCATCAAATGAACCACTTGTAGTATTATACCTTACAAAAGCTCTATCATCAACTTGAAGACCAATTCCAGTGAATTGTGCAACAACCATGGACTTAAATCCATCTGCCTTACTGCCGTCGGCATGCATGCCACACATACCATAAACAGATCTCTGTGAGATGTTGAAGATGTATGGTGATGCACTGGTTACGGTATCAGAAGAAAGTTCTACAGAAGAACCTAGAGGATTTGGTAGTGCATTAGCAGGAGGTACTGGAAGTTCATATGTAAACTCTGTAACACCGTCAGCATTAGTATCTAACACTTGGTTTACAAGATACGTACCATTATATCTTGTATCACTTACATTGTTGATGATAACATTGGTATCAACGTTTAGACCAAAAATACCAGCAGAAAGTTTTACGTTGACTTGAGTAGAAGGAGTAATACCATCACCAGCCTTGATACTACTGATACCGACTGAACCAGATACTGGCCCAACAATACGATATTCATCAATCTTGGGTTGGATATCAACGTTTGCATTTGGATAATCAGGTTCAATCTCTCTTCCACTTGCAGAACCATATGCAATACCAACCTTTTCATAATACATTTCTAGATCAGTACGATCTGTAGTATAGTTAATGAAATCATCATTGATATTTACATTGTTCTTACCATCTGCATACTCGAAAGATGTAAGTCTATGGTGAGAGAATGTTGGTGTGAATGTAGAAGGACTGTAATCTTTATATGCGGGTTTCTGGGTATCAGCATCCTTCAAGGTAAACTGGAACATGTAACATCCACCAGTCAATCTAAAGATTGCGGATCTTTCGATTAAATTATTTTCTGGATTAGGAACATAGATTGGTCTGATAACAGTCTTTCTTAAATCCTGACCAATAATGGACACACCTCTGGGGATAATGACTCCACCATGAATACTATTCAGTTTATAAAGAATGTTATTACCATCGGTAATATCAAAGTTAGATGTATTACTGAATGACTGAAAATCATTCGAGTTAACACCACTTCTCAACAAGAAAGTATTAGACCCTGTTGGAATCCAACCCGGTCTGTTATCAATATAATGTGTACCAGGGAACAGATAGATTGAAGTTTTCTCAAATCTATCATTATCAAGACCTCTCTGATAAGAAAATCTAGATGCCTCAATCAATGCTCTTTGTAGAGTTTTGAATGGTCGGGCAAAAGAGTTACCTTGGTTCTCAATACCATCTGTTGCGTCTAGATTACTAGGGTCAACATATAAAATATTTCCTTTTACGTTCTTTAGAAAGTTATCTAATCGAGATAGAGGCATCTTACCGGCACGTTAGTCATTATGAGTTATTTATTCCATCTCCTATATAACCTACCAAGAATATACCCTTCACCAGGACACTCTACAGACATCATTGTGTCTATTCCATTGTTCCACCATCTTCTTCCATAGTTATAATTTTTCTCACCACTTTGATCTCTGGGTTTCAGTCCTTCAACAATTCTTTGTCTATGGTAATCACTAATAGGTTTTCCCCTTCTGGAATTTGAATAGTTTTTCTGATGTTCTGGTGTTCTCTTATATCCTCTTATACCATCACTTATCTTCTTCCTTGCCTCCTCACTGAAAATTCTTCCAGGAACGCCTTCTCCACCATCAGTCAAATTTCTCAATATTCCTGTTCCAATATCCTTTCTTCCTAATACACTTATCATATAGATTTCGTGTTTTGCTGCCACCTCAGCAGTCAAATTCTTCTTCAAATAAATTCTTCTGTCTCTCGGAGGAAGATTTACCGTATGTAATTTACTATGTATTCTATTTGATTTTCCTTTACCAATATAATAAGGTGTCCCATCTTCACGAAGATATGCGTAAGTATAATAAATCATAATAATACTAAAGAGACATTAGATATTTATTACATAAAAAAACCACCCAGAATACTGGATGGTTAATTAACACAATAGAGTGCTTCCTTCACACGGCTCTTATATTATATTACGGATTCATATCTGTGTCAAGTAAATATTCTACAGTATTTGCCACATCATTCATTGCATCTCGCAAGTCTTCCTGTCCACCAGAATGTTGGTCATTTGAATCTATATCAGATACAAGAGACCATCTCCATTCTCTCATGGGTTCAGAGTACCAAAGTTGTATATTCATTCGACCCCTTTATTTTATATAGTAATCTTTATAATGTGCGTTCTAATCTGTTTATTGCTTGGTCAGGGAAGTCTCTGGGACGACTATCACCAGCATTATCAGTTCTAGCAGAACCTTCGTTTGCCTTTATCGTATGTTGAAAGTTTGCTCGTTTGTATCGTAACCCCAGTGGATCAGGCATCCAATATGTTACCTGCCATTCTTGGTCAGGACACAACTCAAGATGTTTCTCTACTGTATGATTAAAGATACCCAATTGAACATGTCCATCGTGAGTAACACATCTATCCTCACCAATGTCAACCAAAAATAATTGACTCATTCTCCCTTCCAAGTTGGTGGATGAAAAACACAATACTCATTGAAGGTAATTTTCATCTCCTTTTGAGTTAAGTTGCAATTCTTTGCTGCCTTGGGAAGATTCCATTTGGCAACAAACAACATTTCCATAGACTGACGGGTTTCTGGTCTCATATTCGTAACAGTTTAGAATTTCTTCGTAAAGGTCTGGACGGTTCATTCTGCAGAAGTAACCAAAGGTTCTGCGTAAACAATGTCGTCTTCTTTAATCAATGCACGGACCAATTCAAGGACATTCATGAATTGGTCTACATTCTCACAATCAATAGTTTTACTATTACCATCACTTGAGTAAAGATAAAACTTACGAAGACTTGCATCGACCACAACACGGGTCAAAAAGTCTTGATCTTCTTCTTGTGGTTTGTAGGTCATTGAACTCCTGTCTACTCTACTAGTATAACGGTTCTGGGTACCTCAGTCAAGTGGGTGTGTGCTAGTTCTTCTTCTGGCCTCTGACATCGTAGTCGTATCCTGAAATAGAGAACTGATCAGAACTACCTGGATATTTGGCAGGAGTATCACCTTCATATTCAACAATCAATGGTTCTCCATCAATTCTTTGTGCGGTAATCGTATAGAAACACTCAATAGGACCACCCAGATTGTTTCTAATCTGTATTCTCTTACCCCATTCAATTGACTCAATAAAAAGTTCTTGATAAGAACCAATTGGAGTCAGATTGACACTGATTGACTCAGGATCAACTAATCCTTGCCAATATGTAGGACATGTAATCGTAGTGCCTGTACACTTTCCTCTAATATAAACACCAGCCTCTGGACCCTCCATACAGATATGTCTCAGTCTATGACCCTCTTTGTTAGGGTGTTTGATATCAAATCCTTTCCACGACTGGACGTTGATATTTCCTTGGAATGTAGGAGCAGTAACTGTACCGGAGAAAGTTGCAGTAGCACCAGCTAACGTGGCATTAACTCGAAGTTGATCAATCTGTGCAGTAGAATGATAGTATGGTGGACACTGAGGTTTTGAATATGGGTTGGGAGTGGGAACTTCGGCATAGTTGTTAAATGCCTTTTGAATATATGAGAAATTGGCTGATGGTAACCCTGTGGCTTGACCATCTGAACAATCTTGTTTTCCTGGGTTGCCCGGCCTAAATGGACCAAATAATGAGTCTGTCATGATTTAATATCGTAATGGTATCCTACAATTGAATATTGATCGTTATTTCCTGGATAATCTGCAGGTGTTTCACCTGGATACTCAGGAATCAAACTTTCGCCATCTTTTCTCTCTGCATAAGCATGATAGAAACAATGGATTGGGACATCAGATCGTGATTGAAGATATATTTTATCTTCGTCAATGTTCTTCACGATAATGTCTTGATGAGTTCCTATTGGTGTCAAACTGACCGTGATAGATTCTCTATGAACAAAATCCTTCCAGTATATAGGAAGGTCAATATAATCTTTATCCTTTAGTGTTCCTCTAAAGTATACATCATTGGTAGGTCCTTCTGGACAAGTATGTCTCAATCTCCAACCATCTTTAGATGGATGAGGAATATCAAAGTTCTTTTTAAGAGATAGAATATGAACTCCACAATTAGAAATTATTTCACCTTGTGCTGCCACATGTTGACCAACAACAACAGAAGCGTTGGTATTGACCATACCCATCAAAGCTGTCGAACCAACAACAGCCAAAGAGAATGGATTCGATGGAGGACCGTAACAGAATCCACCAGGAATTAGAGGAGGTGTTGACTCTGGATTGACAAGAGGGCCAATCATCGATGAGGCCCATAC